ACAACGTGTGGTACAGTGTTAGTGGGGACAATGATGTCATCCCCATACACGCGCACCCGACCTCGAAAAGTCTTGATGTCTTTTCGAGTAAGGTGTCGTCCGAGCTGAGACTCTATCCCGAGGAAGATGGTGGTTAGAAACACCATTACTTCCATAGGAAAGGTCAAAGCTGATCCCATAGACGCGAACTTGGCCAAGGGTATTACCCCGTAACCAGGAACGTCAGCTCTGCGAGATCGACAAGCTAGCACCGCCTTTTTGAGGTGGGGATAGTTATCGAGCATCGCTATCACGAGCCGAAGGGAAACACGATCGGAAGCTTCACTCAGATCGAGCGTAGCGAGATCCCCGGAAAGGGAACCCTCTTGAGCCAAACGTTGGTTAGGCGTTTGGTCCTCGATACCGATCATACCTTGTGTAACTACGTTACGTTCAAGGTATTTCACGAACATCTCCATCATCCCCTGCTGCATATATTGCATGCAGGTAGGTTCGATGCCGATGATCCGTGGTGTTTTCATCGTCTTAGGCACTGATATGACCCTCACGGGTCGCTCAGCACCGGGATCCAGGTGTTGCACCTGACTCAGGGACTGATGGTACCGAAAGCTCGGAATGAGATTCTCCATCGCTGGAAAAATCTCTTCCAATCTGTCGGTCCATTCCTGCTGCACATACTTTGCGTTTCCGCGCAGTTTGTCAGCAGTGGCCCCTGGTCCATGCTTAGGGATGATATTACCTTCATAGACCTCGCGGTCCATGTCGGTAAATACATCCCGAAACAGCATGTTGCTAATGCGGGAAAAGTTCCTTAAGGTTTCGGAACTCATCTCACATGTAGCTAGGCGTAACATCTGTTCACACTTGACGAAATCAGTAAAAGCTTGTGTTTCCCTCGCATCAGTGCAAGGGAAACGCACCTTGCCAAACGACATTGTTATCTGTCGGATAGCTTGGATCGCCGTTACTGAAGGGTCGTCAAGCAGACGAGCACCATCGCGTGCAAACACGAGCTCCAGGAAATTCTGTAGGAATACAGGAAATCCTCTCCTCTGACCACAAAGGCTCAGAAGAGTAGGAGTCACCTGTCCTTGGTCAAGCGATCTTTCGAAAGCTTTTCCAATTTCAGGGAGGCTGAGAGTGAGAACACTCAGCCCTTCGTGCTCACAACGAGTCATGACGTTGTTAATATCATGACTGGCGCTTGTACAGCACTGGACCGCGGCGTCAGCCGCAATCCTCTGCCAAAGCAACAGCAGCTTTTTCATGTCTCCGCCTTTCATATAGGGTGGATTAACATGCTGAGGCACTGTTGATGAAACTCCTGCGACCAAGGAAAGGTCGAAGGGGCAACCCAATCATTGTTTGTGGTTATGGTTTCCGCAAAGATTCCGTAACCGCGCACAATGGTCGAGTCGCCCCCTCTTCCTAACTTAGTTGAGTCTCGTCTTCCGACGGAGCTCAACTAAGGTCGTTGAGTCTGAATTGCGTGAGAAGTATTGCGAACACGCTGCCCCCGAGTCATACGTAGACAGGATCTCTCCTGTCACGTATAGAACCGAGGTGCAGAATGCGAGCAAAGCCCCAATCGAAAGAACCTGTCGGCTCTTTTTCTTGAGGTTTTCCTTTTTCACGTAATCAGACCTCACCTTGAACAATCCGCAGGCCGTAGTCCGGAGTCCCAGCGACGAGGAAGTCACTGAGAAGCTGGCTATGTGCCACGATTTCCGTGCCGGTGAAGCCCGTCTTAGGAACATCCCATACGACGTATGTCGACATGGTGTATTCCTGATTCAGGCTTGCATCCAGCGGGTCCGCCGCGATCTTTCGTCGATCGAAGCGGGCCGTTGTACGGAAGCGGTTCTTGTTCTGGTGGCTGATGAGCAAACGATCGTTGCCATTAGCGGTCTGGTAGATCGATGAAGATCCATCCATTCCGATTCTGGCAAAGTCGTAAGCTACAGCAGACACCGTCAAGGTGGGAATTGGATCAGGGAGTGCCATTGTTGCCTTACAGTTTAGTCAAACCGAGCAGATCTTGCTCGGAGGACTGATTGTGAGGACGCCACATGGAATGACGCCTTCTTCTCATTGCACTATAGCATTTGTCATGCCTAGTGCAGCGAGAATGGCCCATTGTCTGGTTGTGAATCCAGACGGGTCTAGGCCAAAACCAAATGGTGTAGCCTTACGCCGTCGCTTCAGTGAAGCTTTAAGGACCATTGACATGGTCGACGGAATAGGGACCGATGCTGCTAGGGTCTTCCCTACTTTAGCACCGGTTACCGTACGTGTAGTCCTGGAGTTCACATGCTCCATGATATAACCGTGCGGCATAACAAGGCCATCTCTGGCGAAGCTGGAAACGTTTTGTATCACGTCTCCAGCATTCGTTATCCAATCAGCGGCCCAGGAATATGGGAGTAGATTCCAGGCGGTATCGAGGGATATACCCCCGTAGAGTTGACGCATCTCTGCTTCTTCTCTCGCCATTCTGGAGCTAAAACTATACCCGCCGTTAGGCAGGTGGTAGGTAAAGGCACCAGAGAACCAACGATGCTTTTGCTCGGTGGTTCGGTCTACTCTCACCCCGCGATTTCCTCCAAGTGA